CCGTTACAACAGTACGAAATCAGAAGTAACAACACTGGAGCTTCGGCACAAACAGACGTTGGTAACACAGCTGATATTGCATATAGTGCAGGTGGATCACCTAACTATGTGTCAGGAGCGACTCTAGATGATTCGACTCTTAACAATAACGCTGACCAACAAGTTAAAATAATAGGTGTCTCAAGAGACCCGGAAAATAGTGACCTTACATCTGCAAATGTAGTATGGAGAGTTATTATTAACCAGTCGTTCTTCTTGGATACTACAGGGGTATAAGGAGGATAATATGGCTATATCACGTAATCAACTAGTTAAAGAACTAGAGCCAGGTTTGAATGCCTTATTCGGCCTGGAATACAAACAGTATGAAAATCAGTCAGCTGAAATTTATACTACAGAGTCATCTGACAGAGCTTTTGAAGAAGAAGTAATGTTAAGTGGATTCGCTCAAGCACAAGTAAAACCAGAAGGTTCAGGTGTTACATACGATAATGCTCAAGAAACTTTCACAGCTAGATACACTAACGAAACAATTGCGTTAGCGTTTGCTATCACTGAGGAAGCTATTGAAGATAACTTGTATGACAGACTTGCTTCTAGATATACAAAAGCTTTAGCAAGATCTATGGCTCAAACTAAACAAGTAAAAGCAGTTAGTCCATTAAACAATGGAATGCCTGGAGGAACTTTCAATTCAGGTGACGGTGTTACTTTATTTAACACTGCGCATACTACTATTGCTGGATCGTTTTCGAACACTCTAGCAACTGCTGCAGACTTAAACGAAACATCTTTAGAGCAGTCTTTAATTGACATTGCAGCTCTTACAGATGAAAGAGGTTTAAAAATCGCAGCTAAAGGTATGAAAATGATCATTCCATCTGCACTACAATTCACAGCTGAAAGACTTATGGCTTCTGCTGGTAGAGTTGGAACTGCTGATAATGATGTTAACGCTATCAAATCTATGGGGATGATTCCTCAAGGATACTCTGTTAATAATTTCTTAACAGATACTGATGCGTTCTTTATCATTACAGACGTGCCAAATGGTATGAAACATTTCGAAAGAACTCCATTAACTACTAAAATGGAAGGTGACTTCGATACTGGTAATGTTAGATACAAAGCTAGAGAAAGATACGTTTTTGGCGTATCTGACCCTAGAGGTATCTTCGGATCACCAGGAGCGTAATACTTAAATTTTTTTGTGGCGGG